TTTTTTTCATAATTAATCGCTCATAAAGTGATAACATGATGATAAATCAGGGTTTTAAATTTGGTATATACAATTTTAGTACTATAACAATTAATTAATCTTCCTGTACTCTTTGTCAATCAGTTGCAGTCTTGCTGGGTTTGTTTTAATCATTTCCCGCAAGGTTGACGTGTCTGCCTGAAAGCGCACTCTTTTGATTCGTGGCAGGGGGTGACGTCCCCTCATCACAGCCTTATTGACTGCGGGCTGTAATGGCGCATCAACCTGAATGGTTGTCGCGTCTTTCATAATCAGGTGGTTGACGGCTGCTGTGTCCTGTTTGTTGTGGTCTAAAATGCTTCCGACCGACAGAACTAGCTCGGACATCTCGTCCGCGTTGCGTATCCTACGCGTCGTCTTTATTCTCTTAAGAATCTTGTTCGCCAAGCTCCTCCTAAGGAATTTCGAATGTCGTGTTATTTTGTCGGCCGCGACTTGGCCCAGGGGGGGTGGTTTAACACCGTACCTTCTAGCATGTCTGACTTTCCCGTGTTTCCCGACATAGGAATTCTGCGCTGTACCCAGTATGCCGCGGGCTTTGAAAACGGCGTTTACTGCCTGCCGTATGTTTTCCACACAGTTGAAGCGGAAGAAACTCTCGTCGTCGAAGATCTTTCTTCGGATTTCAGCTTGTTTGTCGCTAACTAGATACACTTGGATTCTCTCGGACTCCAAATACTTCAAATCGTAGACACTCGTGAGTAAGTACCCATAAATCGCGTAGACCATGGAATAACCCAGGGCTAAGGCTTTCTTGGGGCAAGTGATTCCGAAATCTGGTGCGTAATATTCTCCGTTAGCTTGTGCTAGGCTTCCAATCTCGTCCTTTCTCACGCCGCTCAGTCTATCCGCAGTTGCATCTTTGTAGGCCTCAAAATAAATGGCGGCCGAAAATTCGTGCTCTCCTGCGTTGAGTGTGTTCCTCGCTCGTCTGACGTTCTTTAGAGTGAGGTCGCTCATGACCTTCAGCTCTCCGCTGGGCCCTAGGGTCAGGCTAGAAGTGCCACTCGAAGTTTGCTGCGGGAGGACGTTCTTGAATTGCGCGTTCATTGCTATCGGTTGGGCCAAGGCGTCTCTATAATTGTCTTGACATGTCTCCACTCTTTCCTTGCATCTCATCTTCTTTGCGAAGTTAGTGATAAACATCACATTTCCCTCTGGCTTGATTACGTGTCCAGGGCAGAAATATCCTCCTTTGTCCTCGTCACTTATGCGTCTTATCTTCCTCCAGTCTGGCTCGACGAGTCTACCATCCGGGAAATTGGTTCTGTCATAATTTATGTACGAAAGGTCGCCGTACTTGTTGACGAACTCGGCGTAAATTCGCTTGTGTTCAGCGATGAGCTCAGGGAACTCTCTGGCAAAACCGTAAGGTCTGAAGGACGGACCTGACTGCACGTGTGCTATGCAGGCTTTTGCTGAATAGATGTAATAAGTCGTGTTGTGCCGCTTGAAGACAAAATTGTTCAGCCCATAGTCCACGGTGCTGACGAAGAAGGAGTAATGCCAAGACATCTTGCGAATGACGTTGGGCAGCCGAATTTTCATGGCGGGTCCTTTTAGGACTCTTCCCAAAGCCGGGTCCGTCTTGACGTAACTGTCGACGACTCCGTGCCTGAAACACTCAGCCCAGGTTTGATCTCTTATACAGAGTATGTAACTGATGTATTCCGCTTTCTGAGACTGTCCTGCAGGCGCTGGGATCTGACCCATGTCTTTGACCTTCAAGCTCCACATCCTGACGGCAGCATCATTCTGATTTTTATCCTTGTGGAAGTTGGCACCAATGTGGGCGGAATCATCACCCTTGACCAGATAGGAATTTGTATTGTACTCCTTCCATCCAGAAGTGGTCATGACGCGTTTGTACTCCGCATTCAAGAACGGGTTTTCGGGGTCGTCTCCGAATTTGTATCCCGCCATGTACATGTAGATGGGATTCATTAGGCCATTCTTCCAAAAAGTGGCACCATTGCCAGAACTGTTCTGGCCAGTCGCGTTGACAGACTTGTAGCTGACATCATTGTTTGCTATGGTCCTACCATAGTCGTCCTCGCTGATGTGTCGGGCAATATCTTCGGGACATCCGGTCTCTATGAGGCAGTTGGCAACAGCGTTGCAAGCTGGCTTTCTGAACTGCATGTCATAAGAGGTGAAGTCAGCCATTGAGATCTTGATATTCTTGCCAGTGGTATTGTTCTTCACTGTGAATTCGTAAGTCTCCTCGATTTGCATCCTCTCATTGACCTTGTCAACACCTTCAGACACAACGATCTCGAAGCCATCTCTTGTACAGGTCGCCATCATAGTACCTATAAGTCTACCAAAAACAGATTGGGGTACGGTCATACCAAAAGCTTGGGGAGAGACGTTTTGCCCGGCCTTCGTGATCTTTGCTTCCGAGTCTTCGCTGAATTTGAAGCGAGTCTGTTTCTTGACGATGTAGCCCATCTGTTTAATGCCTGAAGTGCTCGATGTGCAATCAACATTATGCAGGAACTCCAGTATAGTCCTCTCAGTTGGTCTTTTCATATCAGCCGAATGAACTGCTGAGCCGTAAGCTACTGTCATTGCTTCGTGGTAAGAGGCCCAGAATCTCTCGAGTTTTTCTCTATCGAATGCCAGAAAGAATGCTTCTTCTGCACTCATATGCATGGCCGTCTGGTTACTGAGCATCATGCCTTCACCATCGATGTTGACTACGTTCTCTTGCATGTCTTTCATGTCTTTGGCTGCGCACACTCTGTCTAGAGTAGTGGTCAGCAAATCGATCAGGTTGTTCGAACTTGTTTGCATCAAAGCATTGAATTCCAACCCCTTGACCAACGTGACACACTTGATCGGCTTGTCGTTCATCTTAGACATGGCGCGCTCGACATTCAGACGAAAGGTTCGATTGACGTCAAGTTTGGGTAGAATGTCATATCCTTCCACTGCTTCGCTTGTCTTGAGTCTGTTCTTCGACTTTTTCTGCAGAGTGTTGAAAGCTGAATGTATGGCTTCCAGTGCAATGGACCTCTCCTCGAGTCGTCTGCCTTCATAATTGTCTTGGGTACCAAACACCTCACGGGCTGTGAGAGTACTGTAGTCAGACTTGGGGATTTCTTTAGTATATTGAGTCCCCACGTTGACAGTCTCTTCCATCATCATCAGCTCGGGTGCGATGTGAACCATCGTGTCAGGCAGACAAACATCTGCGACTTTCTCAATGCTGTCGATTTTGCAGAACTCTTCGTCCCCACGGTAATGGAACATGTGGGCCTTGGGCTCGGAGACGAAAGTGTTGACTCTGTCAGCCGTCTTTCCGCGGAAATTGGATCTGGAAGTCTCGACTTCCTCCGCAAGCTGATAGATTGTGGGCTGATAGGGACCACCCATGACTGGAATCACCTTGTCGTAGACTTTGCCGAAAGTCACAACGCCGAATTTTGCTCTGGTAAGGGCAACCTGCCTCCACGCCCAGCGTGTTATGAAGAAGGGGTCGTTCTGGTTTGTCATAGCGCGTTCGTCGAAGAAACGATTGCAAAAGAGCCAGGCGACGTTCACCGTGTTACCTTGAGCAGCGGCGATGGACTTAATCTTCTTTCTGATGTGCGCGTTCTCCTTCCCTGCGAATTTTCGGCAGAGGTTGCTCTTCTCTTTAATGGATGTCACCATGATCAATTCTGGCAACAAGTTTCTCTTGTCGGCCTCGGCGATGCGATTGGCGAATTCATTGAGAGTGAAATTGATCTCATTCTTTGTCCATTCCAATTTGTTGTTGGACGCGGTTGTCTGACCTCCAAACTCGTTGTAAACTGCGGCGAGAGGGTGACAGTTCAGGAGATTAATTATTTTCTCGTTGTCAAATCTGTAGATCTTCGTCATGACGTAATCGTAGGTGTGGACGAAGTTAGGCACATAACTCACAGTCTGACATAAGTCTCCGATACCGATAGTTTTCATTTTCGGGAACATTGCTTTCATCATCTCTAGAAAGCCGGGATGGTAAGCAAAACACTCATCCACTATCAGGTAGTCAATATCCACACCTCGTTGATACTTGGCGGCAAGAATTTGTGCGACCCTGTTGAATACACCAACGAAAAACTGTTGATCCACTTCTGCACCATCTTTGAATTGTGGACTAACTGACATCTCGACCTCATCACGCACATCACCGTTCCAGGCTAGCATGACGACTCTTGAGCCTTCGGGCAAAACCTTGTCTATGAATTTCTTTGCTGTGGTAGTTTTGCCACATCCTGGAGGGCCAATGACAATCTGCTGCTCTCTCTTCAATGGACCGGTATCTTTAAGAACCTTGTCGTAGAGCTTGGAAAAGTAGTCGAAATCGACTCTTGAATCTTGTTCGACGTTCGCGTTGGCCTTCTGATCTTTTATCAGTTTCTTCATATGTTCCTTGTAATGTTCGATAGCCCCCTTGTTAACGATGTGGGGGAAGAACACGTCTTGGAACTCCTGAATAACTGTCACGTTTCGGTTTCGACCATATCTGACAGGGACAGTCGGCATGACGATGTTACGCTGTGTAGTCAACCTGTCATGAAATTGAACTGTGAGGTCGGTGTCGATAATCTTGTAAACGTCGCTTATGGCCATCTCGCTGATGAGTATATTATTCATCATATCAAGGGCAGACGGCTGATCGAAGTTAAGGAGATAGCTCAGAGTATCGGGCACACATGTGAGATTGTTCCTCTGTTTCATGGAACGGAATCTCGACTCAATCGCGGTGAACTTGTGCGTCTTAAAGATGAACCATAATAGATGTCTCGGGACACCCATCCGCATAGAATTAATCTCAGTGATGATAGTCTTGGTTTCTGACATGTCCAGCGTGTAAAGACTGAAATGTTTGTAGACGGTACCTTCGCGATCTTTGAAAGTGTGAATCATCGGGAGGACGTATTCGTCCTGGAAAGGTCTAGCGGTGGTACCGCCCAGAATTCCAGACTCATTACGTAGCACTTGGTCGTCAAGAACATGCCTTTCGGTGAACAAAGCGGTCAGGCCTCTAACACTCTTCAATGTGACTTCGGTTGCGCACCTTTTAACGATTGAATTGCGCAACTTATCCATCGAGTCGAGGTCGGTGCCTGGCTTCTCCACATAACGTTTGCTAAGTATTTGCGGATCATTCTTTGCCTTCGCATTCTTGTACCACTTGCTGAGGGTGTCCTTGAAAACTTTGGGATCCTGAGTGGTGAAATAACCAAAATGGTCGACTGGGAATTTGAATTCTTGATGAGCATCGTGCACATCGTTCGAGAAGTCTTTACCAGCCATTTCATAGCCTTCACTTCTGTACATCGCGACCTTCTCTGATTCCATGTCGACACTTTTGCACTTGCCGCATATTTTCTTTTTCCCTCGGCCGGTGCAACATCTCTTGCAATTTAGCGACTTGCATTCTATGCATTTCGTCAATCTGTCGACGAACATCTCACAAGTATTGCATCTTGTGCCGGGTCTCTCGGTATACATCGTCGACACTGAACTGATAGAAATATTGTCTTCGTCCAGTCTTTGCATACGGAGTTCTTGAGCACGCTTCTCGGCATCGATTCTTTCATCTTCGTCTCGTTTCTCCTGTTCAGCACGAGCTTTATCCAGCACCTCTTTGCGAGTAATTGCTGCATTCCTGATAATTTCCAACTCGTCTACAGGGTTCTTGTACGCCGTTTTCTTCAATGAACGGCGGACAATTGGCTCCGGAATTTTACCATACGCCAGTCTTGGGTCAAATACAACTGTTTTGGGCTTATTTACAACAGGTTCAGGAGTCTTTTCTTTTTCTGGTGTTTTCTCTTTTTGAATTGTTTTTGGCGAGACTTCAGGCGTCTCTATTTCTGGAGTTTCCTCCTTTTCTTCTGGGATAGGGGTCTCTTCTTTTTCTGGCATTTCTTCTTTTTGTAATGTTTTTGGTGAGACTTCAGTCGTCTCTTTTTCTGGTTTTATAAAAT